ATTAACAAATAAAACTTTAACATCACCAGTTATAACATTACCACAAATTAACGATACTAGCTCTAATCACAAATATACATTGATTCCTGGCGAGTTATCTGCTAATCGTAATATAAGATTACCAGTTTTAGGAGATAGCGATACTATAGTGTTTTCAGCATTGGCTCAGACATTAACAAATAAAACTTTAACATCTCCTAAAATTGGTACATCTATAAATGATACTGCTGGTGCAGAATTAATTAAGTTTACAGCAACTGGAAGTGCAGTTAATGAATTAACAATCGCTAATGGCGCATCTGTAGCAGGTCCTGCATTATCTGCAACTGGAGGCGGAGCAAACTTAAATATAACACTTGCATCTAAAGGTACTGGATCTGTTAGTATATCTAAAGCTGCATATGGAGCTTCTACTATAACAGCCAATGGTAATGCATCAATAGCAGCAACTTTAATAATATGTAACAAATCATCGGCATTAGCTGTAGCTTTGTTAAACGGTACAACAACTGGTGAATTTAAAATCTTTTCTAATAAAGGAAGTGGACTAGCCACGGTTACACCAGCTAGTTTTGCAAATGGAACTTCATTTGCATTAACAACTAATCATGCTACTCAATGCATCTGGGACGGAGCTAAATGGTTTATGTTAAATGGTGCAGATTCATCAGATAACGGTATAAGTATAACTTAAGGAATATAAAATGACGGCAATAATCACAGACCCATTTAAGAAACAGTTAGTTCAAACTATATTTCAAGAAGTTTCTTTTCCAGATTCAGCTTCAACACATAAGTATTATCTAGGAATTGGTAAATCTGAGCAATGGAATAATACAGAAACAGTTCCTGCTGCAACAGACACACCAAGAAGTATAAGAAATGTAAGAGCCGGTCTACAATCAATTAAATCTGCAAATGATGTTACATTCACAATTCCAAGATATAATTGGTCTTCTGGTGGAATATATTCAGCGTATAGCGACGATCTTTCGGCTATTCCATCAAATAGTTATTATGTTTTAACCGAAGATAATCAAGTTTATATTTGTTTACAACAAGGCAAATCATCAACTGGCGCACCTAGTACTTCTACTGTAAAACCAGCTGGAACAACTAATAAACCGTTTAAAAGCGGTGATGGTTATGTTTGGAAGTTTTTATATACATTGAGCGCTGCTCGAGCTAGTAAATTTCTATCAGCAAATTTTATACCAGTCGAAAAGGTATTGTCAGCTGCGACTTTAGGACGTTCACACTCTGTATTAGAAACCCAACAAAAACTAGTTCAAGATTCATCGGTTCCTGGTCAAATAATTGGAATTGCTATTACGAGTGGCGGAAGTGGTTACACTGGTGATGCACCCACAGTAACTATTACTGGTGATGGAGTTCGTGCTGCAGCTACTGCTACAATTTCAGGTGGAGCTGTAGTTAAAATAGAATTAGATTCAAGTACTGATAGCACAATGGCGATGGGACAAGGATATAATTTTGCAAGCGTATCCTTTAATAGTGGTGCTGCAACTGCAATAGTTATTATAGGACCTGATAGTGGAATGGGAAATGATCCTAGAGACGAATTAAAATCTACATCATTAATGTTTAATACTAAACCTGCAGGTATTGAAGATAGTAACTTTATAGTAGGACAAGACTTTAGACAAGTCGCTCTTATCCGCGATCCTAAAAAGCATATTGCGGATTCTGATTTTACAAATGCTAGTGGTAAAGTTTTATCGTTTTTAAAATTAACAGCAGCTGCTAATACATCTTTCTTAGATGCGACAATAACAGGTGGAACTTCAGGTGCCAAGGCTATAATTGATGAAGTAGATAGTGATAGAATATATTTTCATCAATCTGAATTTACTGGATTTAAAGCTTTCGGAGAAGGTGAAGCAATAACTGGTGGTGGAACTTCAGGAACTTTAGTCGCAGCTGGAGTAGATGGCGATGCAGACGCTTTTACTAAAGATGATGTAAATAAACTATCCGGACAAATATTATATATAGAAAATAGAGCGCCAGTAACAAGGTCTGCTAATCAAACAGAAGATATAAAAGTTGTGATAACACTTTAAGGAAATAAAATATGGCTACTACACTTACAGAAACCGTCTTTAAAACTACATATAAAGATGATTTTGCCGATAGCGCAGGATTTCATAAAATCTTATTTAATTCAGGTAAAGCATTACAAGCTCGTGAATTGACGCAATTACAATCAATACTTCAAAATCAAATACAAAGATTTGGTAATAATATATTTAAAGAAGGTGCAGTAGTTAAACCAGGTGGAGCAAATATAAATCCTAAGTATGAATTTGCTAAATTAGACACTACAACTAATACTCTTCCAACTGATACTACTTCTATAACTACAGCAGCAAGTTCTGCTAATCTTTTCACTGGTCAAACATCTTCAATACAAGTTAAAGTGTTACAAGTTGTTAGTGCAACTGGTTCAGATCCAGATACTTTATACATTCAATATATGAATACTGTTTCTTCTTCTGGAACTACAACTGTGAGATTAACACCAGGCGAAGTAATAAACAATGGAACAATTAACTTAACAGTACAGTCAACTAATACAGCTGCAAATCAAGCAACTGGTGTAGGAATACTTGCAACATTAGCATCAGGCATATATTATGCTAGAGGACACTTTGTATTCACTGAAGACCAGTCGAAAGTTATTTCAAAATATTCTGATAATAAAACAACTAATATAGGATTTAAATCAGTTGAAGATGTTGTGTCAGCAATTGACGATAACTCATTATTTGATAATCAAGGAGCAGCACCTAATTTAACTGCGCCAGGCGCCGATAGATATAGAATTAAATTAACAATAGCAGAAGAAGCTGATATTGACTCTGATGAGAACTTTATTCATGTAGCAACTATTAAAAAAGGTCAAATATTTAGTGCAATAGACGCTAATAGTTCTTACAATATTCCAGCTGATGTTATAGCTAAAAGAATAAATGAAAATTCTGGTGATTACATTGTAAAACCTTTTACAGTAAAATTTGAATTAGATTCAGCTACTACTCATTTAAATTTAGCAGTAAGTCCAGGAACTGCAATTGTAGATGGCTATAGAGCAGCTACTACATTTCCTACAACTCTGCGTATAACAAAACCAAGTTCATCACTTGAAATTACAAATGAAGTGACACCAATAGATTATGGTAATGCTATTGTAGTTAATACTGATAGTGCAGGTGCAATTGATGGAATACCTAATATAAACACTTTTCCGGCATTGAATCTTAGAGATGGCCACAATTATGCTGGATCAACTATTGGAACTGCAAGAGTTAAAGCTATAAATCATTTTGAAAATAAACTTAAATTTCATATGTTTGATATTCAATTGAATAGTGGAAAAGCTTTTAGAAATGTTAAAAGTATAGGAACAGGCACTTCTGAATATTTTAATGCAGAATTAGAAAATGGTAAAGCTGTTTTAAAAGATCCTTTTAATAATACTTCTTTATTTCCTGTAGGTAAACCTAGACCTAAAGCAATTACAGATATTTCGTTTGCTGTACAACGTAGATTTACTGCAACTGCAAATGGATCAGGCGCAGCTTCAATAAGTTTATCAGCTACTGGAGAAACATTTACTAATGTAAGTGATTGGATTATTGGTAGCGATAGTAGTGTATTATATCCAAGTGCGTTATATACTAATCCATCAATTGGTGGTAATGGAGCAACCGCTTCGTCTATAACTTCTTTACCAGCTAGCGCAGCCGTTGAAATATTAGCTTATGTTAATAAAAGTCAACCTTCAATAAAAACTAAAACTTTAACAACCAAGACTGAAGTTTTAGCAGGAGGAACATCTATAACTTTAGGTAAAGCTGACATATTTGATATAACTGAAGTAATAAAGGCAGGTGATAGCGCTACTTCACGAACTACAGTATTTAAATTAGATAATGGTCAAAGAGATAATCATTATGCTTTAGGAAAAATAAGTCTAAATCCTGGTTTATCCGCAGTTGATAGTTGTCAAATAAAGTATCGTTATTTTGAGCATGGTGTTTCTGGAGACTTCTTCGCAGTTAATTCATATAATGGTCAAGTTACTTATGATAAAATACCAGAATTTACTACATCTACAGGCAATAGAATTAATTTAAGAAATTTCTTAGATTTTAGATCAGTCATGGACGCGTCATCTACATTCGCTACCTCAGGCTCCGGCGCTAGAGTAATTGAACTTCCTCAACCTGGAACACTTATTACGAGTGATAATGAGTATTATTTAGGACAAGCTGGCAAACTTGTAATTAATAGAGAAGGTATTATAAATTTTGTTCATGGCATGCCATCTTTTACACCAGCTACTCCAAATAGACCAGAACAGTCTTTAGGGCTGTATGATATTAAAATGGGTGCAAATACTGATAATGATTCTGATGTATCAGTTCAAAAAATTGAGCATAGACGTTTTACTATGAAAGATATTGGAAGATTAGAAAAAAGATTAAGCAACCTTGAAGACGTTACAGCTTTAAGCTTATTAGAAGTTGATACTAAATATTTTCAAACACTAGATTCTTCTGGTAATGATAGAGCTAAATCAGGATTCTTTGTTGATAATTTTGGTGATCATACTTTTACTGATACGCGAAGGATTACTGCTGGGTATAGAGCAGCCATTGATCCTGTAGAACAGCATATGAGACCTGCATTCTTAGAAGACAATATAAGATTATTGTATGATTCTGCTGCATCAACTAATACTATACGTAAAGGCGATAACGTCTATATGGAATATGATGAAGAACCATATATTAATCAAAACCTAGCTACAAAATTTGTTCATCTTAATCCTTTTGCTGTAATTATTTATGAAGGACTAGTTACACTATCTCCTGCTTCAGATGAGTGGAGAGACGTATTACGTCTCCCAGATAAAATTATTCATGGTGGAACACGCCTTGCAACTAATAACGCTAATAACTGGAATAATTGGTCATGGAGTTGGTCTGGAATACCTGTAGAAAATTTACAAGTAGGATCTAGTACTAACACACAAAGCGGTGTGGTTAATAGAGTTGTGAGTGAAGAAACAATATTAGATTTAGTTGAAGATAGAGTTTTACAAACTGCGTTTTTACCATTTATGAGATCGCGTAAAGTGCATTTTAAAGTACAAGCAATGCGCCCTAACACACAAATATTTCCAGTACTAGACGGTGTAAATATAGCAGCATTCGCTAGAGAAGAAACATTCCAATTTTATTCAGCAACTACTACAGATTTTGGTAATACCTTAAACGGATTAACAGCTCATCCGGATGGAACAAATACTTTAACAACTGATAATGACGGCGCTGTAGAAGGTTCTTTGATAATACCTAATAACGATGCTTTAAGATTTAGAGTTGGTACTAAACAATTAAAATTCTTAGATATCTCAGTCGATAATGAAGAAAATGCTGGTAGTATTGGTCGCGCAAATTATGCTGCACTTGGATATTTAGATACTAAAGAAGCTACGTATACATCAACTAGACAATTAAATGTACAAGGATTTAGTGTACCACCATCTGTATATTATAGATATGTTGGAGATGATGGAGGCGAACACGGACCATCTCCAACAGATCATGGAAATCCAGGTGTAGGAAATGAAGTTGGGGTAGGAACAACAAATGGACAAAACAATAATAATAATAATCAGCACTCTGGCGTAGGTGGACATGAAGAATCCGCAACTGCGGATAATTCTTGGATTTGTGCAGCAGTGTTCGATAATAACTTAATTTCAATGGATCATTATAGAGTTCTTAAAAAATGGGGTGTTTATTTACGAAGAACTGATCCATATAGAATGATTGGATATGATGCAGTTGGTCCTAAACTTGCTAAGTTATTAGGTAATACTAAATCAGGAACGTTTTTAACTAAATTGTTTAAAGCAAAACAATTAAATACTAAACTTACTTTAGCTCAACATGCTTATGATATTTCTTCTAAAATATTAGTAAGACCAACATTAAGGCTGATAGGTTTAATTATAACAATGAAAAAGGGCATATAAAATGGCAGTAACTTCTACAGGGTATCAACTTAATAAACAGCCTATAGCCCAATCATTTTTTATTGATGAACCAAATGGGATATACGTAACAAAGGTAGATTTATTTTTTGCTACAAAAGATGCAAGTTTACCAGTTCAAATACAATTACGCCCAATAGTTAATGGTTTGCCATCAGATACAGAAATTATTCCTGGATCACAAGTTGTTGTTTCAGCTAGCAGTATAAACGTTGATTTAGTTGGACCTGCTTTAACTTCTACTTCATTTACATTTCAAGAACCTATATTTTTAAAAGGTTTAGAAGATTATGCTCTAGTAGTAACTGCTGATTCAAAAGATTATCAAATTTATATAGCAGAAATAAATGAATTCACATATGGCTCAACAGAAAGAAGAGTTAATAAACAACCTACATCTGGTAGTTTATTTTATTCACAAAATGGAGTTACTTTTACTGCTGCACAAAATCAAGACTTATCTTTTGTTTTACATAAAGCAAAATTTAAACATACTAGTGCAATAATAAGTCTTAAAAATGCGCCATTGCCTTTAAGTTTATTGACACCAAATCCAATTACTACAGCTGTATCAGATGCTACTATAAGAATATTTCATCTAAATCATGGATTACAAATTGGCGATACAGTAGTTATAAGTGGAGCTGTTGCAGTAGGTGGATTGTCAGCAGCTAATATAAATGGAAGTAGAACAATTACAGCTAGAGATTATACCGGATATACTGTAGAAGCTGCGGCTAATGCTAATAAAGCTGTTAAAGGTGGAGGTAGTGTAATAAAAGCTACTAAGAATATTCTATATAGTGTGATATATCCTAGTGCTGCTACGATAGAGCCAAAGGGAACTACTATTACTGCATCGATGAAATCTACATCAGCTAGATCTTTTGCTGGAACAGAAACAGCATTTCAAAAAACATCAGCTTTTAATGGTATTAAATTAAATCAAAACAATACCGCAACTATTATGAAGTTAGTGGCAAATGCTACATCAGAAACCAGTGAACTTGGGTCAGGTGTGAAGTCTTTAGATATGAATATAAATATATCAACTATAGACAATAACGTTGCGCCTATGCTTGATTTACAACGTACTTCAGCAACTCTTATATCTAATGTTATAGATAAACAAGCATCTAGTACTACTACTGGGTTTAATGTACCATTAGTTCATGCTGCTGAAGCTGGACCAAATGGAAGTCATGCAGCTAGACATATAACAAGAGTAATAAATCTTGAATCTGATGCTGTAGGTTTAAGAATACTTTTAGAAGCTAATATTCCAAATGCAGCTGATTTTCAGTTATACTATAGAACTGCAACATCTGATGAACTATTGTCAGATAAGTCATATGCATTAATAACTGCAGAAAATACTAATCCTAAAGATTCAAATCCGCTTATATTTAGAGAGTATAGATATTTAGTAGGAGGCTTAGGAGGCGACTTACCAGCATTTACTAAGTATCAATTAAAAATAGTAATGCAAAGTGTCAACCAAGCGGTGGTACCTGTATTTCAAAGTTTAAGAGCAATTGCATTGAGTGTATAATAATGAGTTATGTAAAAGTTGAAGGTCACCATGGTTATGTTAGAGACAGAACAGGTGCAGTATTGAATACTAATAAAGAAGAAATAAAAGCAGCACAAAAAAGAAAAGCCGATAGAAAAAACAAAGAAAACGAAATTGATGAACTAAAGAATGAAGTAAGTGATATTAAAAAAATTTTAACACAGATTGTAGAGAAATTAAATGGCTAAAACTATAATAAATTTATCAGATCCAGTATCAACTCTAGTTACAAAAACTAACACGATATCTACTCACTTAGGTGATTTAGGCCAACTTAATGTTGGAGCGTCAGTTGACTCAGATATAGTGCAAGCACTAAACTATGTAAATAATATCGTACAAAAAACAGATTCTGCAGATATTATAAATTTAATCGATTCTGATTATGTAATAGCAAGACAAACAAGTGTATCTGGTGCATCAATAAAAGCTAATTTTCAGAAAGATAGTGCAAATGGTATAGGGTTTGATTCTTCACAAGGAAGATTCTTTATTCCAACTGGTACTATTAATCCAGATATGTTAGAAAATCTTGCAGTTACTACTGCTAGAATAGCTGCTGATGCAGTTGATGGAACTAAAATAGAAGATAATGCAATAAACTCAGAGCATTATACTAACGCTTCAATCGATACTGAACACATTGCAAATCTTCAAATTACAACTGCATTAATTGCAGATAATAATGTGACTGAAGCTAAAATGGCTAATGATGCTGTAGGATCGGCTGAATTAAAAACATTATCAACGCTATTAATTAAAGACGTAAGTGGCAACACATTGAAAACTATTCATGGAGCTGGAGCTTAATTAATGGCTAATATTATTGTTAAACAAACAAACTCTGGTGGCACTATACAAGAGATGTCTGCTACTGATAAAGATTATTTAGAACATGTGTTATTAACAGATTTTTATTCTTCAGATACAGGTTCCGGAACATTGAGTGTTAATCCTTCAGATGCGACTGGATTAACAAACATAGGTACTATTACTGATACTCGAGGAGGCGCTGCTCCTGGCGCACACCCAGTAGGAACTAGTGTAACTACAGTAACATATACATTTTATCAAGATTTACGATCAGCATCTGAAAGTGTTGCTGCAGCAACTAGACCATTAATGGTTGATAGTACAACTAATTTAAAAAGAATGCCTTCAACAAATGTTAATTCTGATTTCATTGCATCTACTCAAAATAACTTAGTGAATTCTGGTGTAGGAATGTATAAATTACAACCTTCTGCACCAACAGATGGAACATGGGTATCTAAAAGCACTATTACTAATTTACTTTCAAATGCTACAAATACTACATATAAATTATGGAGAAAATCTCAGCCAGCATCAACACCTACAACAGTAAGACCACTTAAGTTTAGTACTCAAACTATACAAGAAATGACTGATACTGAAATAAAGCAATTTACAGCTAGATTAAAAAATAGAATTAGAGTAGGAGTTGGGCAATACAAAGTTCAAGCTACTGCACCAGATTCTGGCGGAACGTGGGCCATTGCAGGAAGCGCTTTTTTAGATACGCGTTATGCATTAGCTAATCAAACTTATTCAACTGCTTTTTCTAATACTTTTCAAGGAACTTTTACAAATACATTTGCTGGATTTTTCAGTGCTAGCTATGCTCGGATCGAAGCCTTTACTGGTTCGAACCTTGGTAATTTTGCTGGCAGCCGTACAAAGTTTTTTACAGGATCATTTACAGGATTTTTTACAGGATTTTTTACTGGAAATTTTACAGGGTTAACTGTACAAAGCAGTCAACAAACAATATCAACTAAATACTTATGGGTGAGAACCGCTTAATACATTATTGGAGTTTATTATGGAATACAAAGATCTTCCACGAAAAATACTAAATCCCTATTGGGGAAATCAACAAAAAACACAAGTTATATGTCAATTTAATTATGAAGGCGGTCCAGTTATGGAAGCTGCTGTTTCAGATACAAAAGATAGTAATCCAGATTGGAAAGAAATCTTTGAAATATATACTTCTGAAGAAATTGACAAAAACACTGAAGAATTGCTAAAAGAAGTAAAATTAGAACACGATAAAAAAAATGAATTTAAATTAGATGAAAAACAACGAATGAAGACTGACGCTCTTTTTTCAGCTAAACTTGAAGCATTTGAGATTGAAGAAATTAAGACTTCAAAAAACAGAGAATTTAAATCTAAAATAAGAAAAGCAAAAAGCTTAACCGAAGTAATTGCATTTACTTCTTCATTGATATTATTAGAACATGGCAAATAACGGGTTCGTTTATGTTGCAAGTAAATCTAAAGAATTTATTGTAGCAGCAAGATATTCTGCATCTAGTTTAAAAGATCATTGGCCTGATTGTAATGTTACTTTATTCACTCATAAAGAATGGGTGTGCGAAGAAGATAAATCATTATTTGATAATATAATTACTAAAGATGTTCCATATCATGTAAGAGCAAAACTATGGGCTTTAGATAAAACTCCTTATAAGTTAACATGTTATATTGATTGTGATACATGGGTAGAGCATGACGATGTACAATATATTTTTGATCAATATGATCATAATACAGATATTACTATAACAAAAGCTCGAAGATATGCAGCATCTATTGAATCTAGATTTAAAGGCGGAGAATTAACTGATCATTGCGGATTGTTTTTATATAACAATAAAGATCACACTTTAGAATTTATGAAACAATGGTGGTTATTATACTGCGAGCAACATTCTGATAAATGGAAATGGAATACTGATCTTTATCCAGAATATTTAAGACCATGGGATATGTGGACATATTGGTGGTTACAAAATAAAACTGATTATGCAATTAAAAGATCATACTTTCCAGATCCAGACGTTAAATGGAATTTTGTACATGTGTATAATAAACAAGAGCTTAAAGGCCACGATATTGTTATAGGTCACCAGCCTATACCTCAAAGTATGAGAAGTTAATGCAAGTAATTAATATTAAAAATAAAGAAATACTATTGTTACTAAATGACTTTTCTAGTTGGTTTAAAAATTTAGATAAATCTGTTATTAAATTAGCAGGTGAAGCTGATCAAGAAGAATATTATACAGAAGAAGATTATTTTAAATCTGTTAATAAAGAAACTCATGTAGGATATCCAGAAAAAGCTTATGGTATTGATATAGCAACAATTGATTCTACTCCAATTGAATTAAGAGAAAAAATAAGACAAGTTGATATTCAGTTCAGTAGTATATTAGGTGCTCGAAATTGTGCAGTTAAAATGTATTATCCTGAAAATGGATATATGGGTTGGCATAATAATCATAACGCTTCTGGATATAATATACTTTTTTCATATACAAAAAATGGTAAAGGTTTTTTTAAATATAAAGACCCTAAGAGTTTATCAAGTGTAACTATGAATGATACGCCTGGTTGGACAGCAAAGGTAGGATATTACGGATCTTTAGAAGAAAAGGATAAATTATATTGGCATTGTGCAAGAGCCTATGAAGATAGACTCACATTAGGATTTGTTATACCAGATAAAAGCTTTTGGGAAATGATGATAGAAGATATAGAATCAGAATAAACCTATAACCATATATCTTTCATAATTATCTAAATCTAATTTACCAGAATATAATATAGTATTAAGTCCACTTTTTTCAGCTAATTCTTCATGAGAGTTTACACAATTAGTATGTTCATCTAAGTGAAACATGTTGTTACTTTGTAAAGCGAAAACACAAGACTTATTATATGATTTATTATTAATAAGTTCAGGTAAGTCAGGCATATGTTCACTAGAAGTGTTAATTACTAAATCAACTTCTTTGTATATTCCGCCAGTTGTTACTAAATCTTGTGTTGAAGTTTTTACAAAATGATGATTAAAATAATTTTTAAAGTTAAAACAAACTGAAGTTGCAAACTTATCACAATCTATATTTGTTAAAATATCAATACTATATTGTTTATTTAACACGTCTATTAAAGGATAACCAAACCAGCCACCATATAGATGAATGTTTTTAAAATCATGTGGTATTTCAATTAATTGATCTACTAACCATTGCTTACACGCAATTTGTTTTGGTGATACACTTTGTATATAATCTTTTATTTTATCTGGGTATCTTCTATAAAACCAGCCTAAGCATTCACTATATCTACTGTCCATTAATCATTCCAATACTTTTCAAATCCATCATATGCGTCATCTTCAATTCCTGGGCCACCCCATTTTTTATCCATCTTCCATTTGTTAAAAATACAAATGCTATATAACGGATCATAAAACAAAGGAACTTTAGGCCCATGCCACCACATTCTTTCTTCATCCATTCCATGTAACCTAGAATATATTTCATTCCTAGGAAAAAATTCAAGTATATTTTTATGGTGAAAATATAAATACGAATCTATTCCTTGATATTTACACATTAAGTAATCACATTGGTCATAGAATTCATTCCACACGTGTGTACAATCACCTTTCCAAATTATAACAGAAGAATTTAAATCCATATTATACCCAGGTGCGACTGGTTTTAAGTTATGAGCATGTGGCTTCCAATAGGCTTTAATCGTGCATATCTTATTATCTTTACAATAATTTATATAATGAGTTATATTATGTTGAATTACAACATCTAAATCTAAAAACATTGTAGGTTTATCAGTTGGCTTCTCAAATAATGTAAGTTTCCACCACCATTTCTCTAAGTCGTATTCTGAATTTAATCTACGTATTTCTATTTCTTTATTAATTAATGTAGAGTTTTCTGTATAACATACAAAGTTAAATTCATGATCAAAATTCTTTTTAACCATTTTATATAAACGATTTACATGTTCATGACTAAATTTGTCACCCCACTTTAAACATATTATTTCCATCTTGTTAATCTTCTATTTGTTAAAATATATTTTTCCATATTTTTGCACTGGTATTTGTTGTGTTTTAATTTCTTCTTTAATTTGAGTAATTGACTTATTTATTCCAAGATGTTTTTTTTCTTTTGGCCATCTCTGTGAATAAATAACAACTAAAGTTATTCCGTTTTCATTACAAAGGTTTTTAGCCAGTTCAAGTTCATGCTCATTATGTTTAAATAAAATAAATTGCCATTCTATAGGTATTTTATTTTTTGTTCCAATAATCATGGCTTTAAAAATTTCATTAAAGTTTGTGCCTATTCGATATATATTTGCAGTTTTTTGACTTGCTCCATCTAAACCAAATGTCCATATAGTTGTTTTATCACAAAGATTGTACGCGGCTTCCCACCAACTTAACTTCTTTCCGGAACCATTAGTTCTTATGCTCATTATATTATTCGGATATTCGTTTTTCTTTATTTCTAGTATTTTTAAGAAATCTGTATGATAAATCGGATCACTAATTTGTCCACAAAAATTCATCCTTGTAGTAAAATTATAAATTTTTCTCATATCTTCATACGACATTTCGCCAGCTAGTTTTACTTTTTCTTTACCTCCTTTTCTTTGCCTTTGACAAAACGGACACTGAAGCCTACATCTAGATGTAGTTTCGATATTAAAAACTGCTTTTTTTTGTTCTTCTATATATGAACTATATAACTTATTAAAATTATTCATTCGAGCAGTTTTTCTTGCAAGTAGAAGGTGCTTCTTCTGGTTTCTCTATAAGTGTTCTATGAAAGTTGATCCAAACGTCAGACATAAGTATATCTTCAATTGTGTCATTTTTTTCAACTTTTAAATCTTCAAAGAAAAAACCAAGCTTTCTAAATTCTTCTATTTTTTTTGGATCTAAACTATCGCACCAGCAACATGGAAGTAGATGCCCTGTAGATACATATGCAGCACCTTTAGATAGTATAGTTTTTTCTCGTTTATGGCATTGAGGTTTTAAGATAAAATCATTCATAAATGTATTTATAAAAGTTAATTTGTATAAATAGTTTAAATGGCAGGGGCGGTAATCGTCCGACAAAGAAATCAACTGGAGTATTTCATGGCCCAATACCAAGAATTTACCTTTGATCAAGGTACTAATACCTCTATAGAACTTCATTTAGTAGATGCTAACGGCGCAGCAAAAAACCTGTCAGGTCATTCACTAACATCTAAAATTAAAAAAACATTTAATAGTGATAGTTCAGAAACTACATCATTTGCTACGCAGATTACTAATGCTTCTGGCGGAATAGCTACATTGTCTCTTACTAATGCACAAACTAATGCATTAAAATCTGGACGACATGTATATGATATAGAACTATCTCATGTTGATAGTGCAACTTCTGCTACAATCATTGAACGAGTACTTGAAGGTCGAATTCAAGTTACTCCTTCAGTAACTAAGTGAGGTATTAATGACAATTAGAGTCACAACAGGCCAAAACACCTTTATTAAAAAGATTGTTGTTGGTACTCCAATATCTACAGCAGTTACTGGTTTATCAATTGATCAGTTTAACGATTTTAAAGTTTCCACGAAATCTGACGCTCAAATACTAGTCTATGATTCAAGTGAACAAGCATTTAAAAACTTTGATTTAAATGTTGATAATGGATTAGAAAAATTATATACTCCAGGAAATGATAGATTATTAATTCGAATAGATTCGAGTTCTTCTCCTATTATATCAGGTCTTACTTCTCATGGAAGCTTATTGCCTGGCGCAGATAGCGCGTATAATTTAGGTGATAGTGATAAAAAATGGAAAGATTTATTTTTAAGTGGAACAACTATTCATTTAGGTGGATTACTACTTAAAGATTCAGGTGATAAGTTTGGTGTTAAAGATAGTGCTGGTAGTGTAGTAAATATAGATTTAGCTGGATCAGTACCTCAAATACGTGGATTTTTCAGTGCTGGTGGAGATTTATCTTATAATTCTTCTACTGGAGTATTTAGTTTTGATGTTGAGCAAGTATATACAAAAGCAAATTTTGATTCTGATTTCAATCTAGCTATTGATGAAGCTGCTTTAGGCGGTGTAGGTTTAGCTTATGACGCTGCAACAAATACTATAAAAATAGATAGTGCTGAATTCACAGCAAACTTTAGTACAACAAATCTTCCAGAAGGAACTAATCAATATTATACAACCGCAAGAGCTGATAGTGATGCAAAGGCTTCTTTATTTGCAAGATCAATAGGTGGCGGTGATGGTAATTTTACTTATGATTCTTCATCAGGAGTAATGACTTACACTGGTCCAAGTGCAAGTGAAACAAGAGCGCACTTTACAGGCGATAAAGGTTTAGTTTACAGTAACTCAACTGGTATATTTAGTGTTGACTCTGCAAATTTAAAGTCAATGATATCTGTTACTGACGCTGGCGGTGATGGAGCATTAGCATATAACGCAGCTAATGGTGTTATAACATATACAGGTCCAAGCCCAACACAAGTAAGAGCACACTTTTCTGGTCAAGGTGACATTACATATGACTCTGCAACTGGTGTATTCTCTATTGATGTAGAACAAATTTATACAAAATCTAATTTTGATTCAGATTTAGGATTAGCAAATACTGCTCAATTACCTGAAGGAACAAACTTATATTATACTACTGCACGTACAGACTCTGATGCAAAAGCTTCATTGCTAGGAATTGATGCTGGTGGCGATGGATCATTTACGTATGATTCAGCAACTGGAGTAATGACTTACACTGGTCCAAGTGCTTCTGAAGTAAGAGCACATATTACAGCAGGTGAAGGTATTGATATATCATCAGGAGCAATATCTGGTGAAGATGCTACAGTATCTAACAAAGGTATTGCGTCTTTTAATACAGAACATTTTGCTGTATCATCTGGAGCTGTTAGTGTAAAAGCTAATGGTATTGATGATACTCATATTGATTTTGGTACAGGCACTAATCAAGTAAGTACTGCAGATCTTCCAGAACAAACTAATTTATATTACACAACAGTAAGAGCTGATTCAGACTTTGATAAAAACTTAGATTCAGCTTCAACTGATAAATTATCAGAAGGTTCAACAAATCTTTATTATACAACTGCAAGAGGTGATAGCGATGCAAAAGCTTCATTACTTGGTGGAACAGGTGTAACTTATGATTCAGGTTCAGGCGTAATATCAATTGGACAATCAGTAGGAACTGGTGATACTGTTACATTTAACGAAATAAGAGGTCCAGCAAACTTTGTTATAGATCCTGCTGCAGTTGGTAATGCAACTGGTAGAGTTACAATTTTAGGAAATCTTACAGTTGAAGGTGTACAAACAGTAATTAATTCAACTGCAGTTTCAATAAACGATAAGAATATTATATTAGCTGATTCTGCAGATTCAGCAACTGCTGCGAATGGAGCAGGTATTACAATTAATGGTGCTAATGCTTCAATAACATATGCGGCAGTAGGCGATAAGTTTGTATTTAATAAACCATTTCAAGGTAGTTTTCTAGGATTTGATTCTGATTTTGATTCCGCACTAGGAACTAAAAACACTGCTAATTTAACTGAAGGAACTAACTTATATTATACTAAAGCAAGAGTTGATTCTGACTTTGATATGAATTTAGATTCAGCTTCTACTACAAAGTTATCTGAAGGAACAAATCTTTATTATACTAAAGCAAGAGTTGATAGTGACGTCAGTAACGGAAATGCTGCACGAGCCGGCACTGTGTTTGTTGACGAATCTGAAGATGATAATGCAGCTTATAATATTATATTTGAGAACACAAGGCCAGCTGGTAATAGTTATTCTCAAATGCAAGTAGACAACGGCGGGTTAACATTTAATCCATCTACTAATCTTTTGACAGTGGCTGGCACCCTGCGAGCGTCTGCTACTGGTAATGGTGGTAATCTTATCTTAGAAAGAAGTGATGGTACAATTGTTGATGGAAATACACTAGGCACAATTAGTTTTAAAGGAACTAATGAAGCTAGTGGCGGTGATGCCAATGTCGAAGCTGCTGCTATTGTAGCAGAAGCAGATACAACTTTTTCTTCTACTGCTAATAATACTGATTTAGTATTTAAACTTAGTACTTCTGGTGCGGCTGCTGAAAAAGCAAGAATAACACATGAAGGAAACATGTTTTTAACAGGTATTATGCAAGCCAATGCATTTACAGGCAGTGGAGCAAATTTAACAGCATTACCTGCAGCTCAATTAACTGGTACAATTGATTCCGCTAGAATACCAGCTTTATTAATTGCTGATATTGGTAATATACCTTCAATAGATCACGACGCTCTTGCTAATTTTGTAGCTAACGAGCATATATCTCACTCTGGAGTTTCTATAGTTGCTGGAAAAGGATTAACTGGCGGTGGTACTATTGTTACTAGTAGAACATTTGATATAGACTCTGCAAATGTACGAGGAATGTTTAATTTTGATAGTGATTATATCTTAGCAAAAGACTCTGCAAATACAGCCGTTGAAAGAAATAAGCATACTGCAGCAGTTAAGAACTTTGCAGTTACAGTCGCTACAAAAAGCACCGATCACGTTTATAATGGATCAGGCAGTAGTCTTGGTTATAAAGTAGATGGTACGTTTTCACCTATAATTCAATTACAATTAGGTAGAACATATAGATTCACTTTAAGTTCAAGTGATATGTCAAGTCATCCATTTAGACTTTATTATGACGCTGCAAAAACAACAGCTTATACTAGTGGTGTTACAACTACTTCAACGTACTTACAAATTGCTGTAAGTGAAGCGACACCTCCAACATTACATTACCAGTGTTCAGCACATGGTTATATGGGTCACGCTCTCGTACTTGGTACACGCAACTTAACAGGATTTACCACAGCAAATTTAACTGAAGGAAGTAATCTATATTTTACAAATGCTAGAGCTCAGGGAGCAATATCAGCAGGCGAAGGTATTGATATATCATCAGGAGCAATATCTGGTGAAAATGCATCAACTTCAAATAAAGGTATAGCTTCATTTAGCGCTGATCATTTTAGTGTTTCGTCTGGTGCAGTTACAATTAAAGCTAATGGTATTGATGATACTCATATTGATTTTGGAACTGGTACTAATCAAGTAAGTACTGCAGATCTTCCAGAACAAACTAACTTATATTACACAGCTGCAAGAACTACCGCATTAATCGATTCTGCATACGTACAAGCAAGAACAGCCGCAGGTACAGATTCAGCCGCTACGCAGTCAATGATTGATTCAAATTTTGCTAATACAATAACATTTGCTAATGACATAATATTTGATTCTGCTGGTGGTATAATATTTGATAAGTCAGATAAAGCTCTAGAATTTGGTGACGATCACAAAGCAAGTTTTGGAACTGGTGGTGACTTAGTCATTAGACACAATAAGGCCAATAACACTTCTTATATCGAAGAAGCCGGTGCTGGTGATTTAGTTATTAAGGCAGATGATCTTTATATACAAAATGCAGCTGGAACGGAAAATATGGCAATTTTCCAAGAAAATGGGTATGTTCAGCTAAGGCACAATCATTCTGTAAGATTCCAAACAAGTGATTCAGGAGTAAGCATAACTGGTGAACTTACTGCCGACTCAGCAACGATTGGTGGATTAAGATTTCCAAAGGCTGATGGTTCTAACAATCATGTATTAAAAACTGATGGAAGTGGTAACTTATCATTTGCATCAGTTACAGCATTAAGTGGAAATATCGATTCTTCAGCTGTGATAGTGTTAGTTGATTCAGCGTATGTTCAAGCAAGAACCGCAGCAGGTACAGATTCAGCTGCTACACAAGCGATGATTGATTCTTCTATAGGATTTCAAGTTGACTCATCTTATGTACAAGCAAGACAAGTTGGTAGCGCAATAACAATTCAAGAAGAAGCCAGTTCTCTATCTACTGCAGCAAGTACATTAAACTTTGTAGGATCCGGTGTAACCGCAACTGGCTCTGGCGCAACAAAAACAATTACTATTCCTGGAAGTGCAAGTGGTTCAATTGGATCAATCAATAATGTAAAAGCTGATACATTCGCTGGAAATGGAAGTAACAAAGCGTTTACATTATCGAATACTCCAGTTGATTCAGATGATGTATTAGTATTCATTAATGGTATATTACAACACACAAATACATATGGCGTATCTGGTGTTACATTAACACTTGATTCTGCTCCATCATCAAGTGATGAAATTGAAACAAGAACACATTTAATACAATCTGTAAATTTAATATTAAGAGATCATAAATCATATATTTACACTTTAGGCGCAACTTCTGATTCAGTAAGTGGAAATGATTCTGCTGGAGTATCTCTTGCTTATGATGTAGGTAAAGTTGATGTATTTGCAAACGGTGTAAGATTAGTAACAGGAAAAGATTTTACAGCTGCTAATGGAACATCTATAGTATTTGATTCTGCGTTATCATCTGGAAATATTATTGAAGTTGTAAGTCATGCTAAAGCTACAACCACAGATTTAAATGGAATCTTTTCAATTGATTCAGATTTAACATCTACTGACTCTGCACAGATTATACATAGCTTTAATAAAACAATTTATAGAACAGTAAAGTACACTGCACAACTTGAAAATAATGATAGTAGTGGTTATCATTCTGAAGAAATATTATTAGTACACAACGGAACTAGTGTAGCAATGACAAGTTACGCAAAAATACTACTTGATTCTGATTTAGGAACATTCGACGCAAGAATATCAGGGGATAATGTACAACTTACATTAAGTCCAACAAAGATAAATACACATGTTAAACTAAGAGCGATAAGGACACCGGTATAATGTCAACAAAAATCAGACCATTTAATCTACACACAGATACTGAAACGCGAATACAATCATTAGCATCTACTTTAATAGATTCAGATTATATTCAATTAAGACAAAGTGCTGGAACTGACTCTGCAGCAACTCAATCAATGATAGATTCAGCAATTGGGGATCAAGTTGATTCTGCGTATATAAATACAATTATATCAACAACAACAATTACGGGAAAGATTGCGGCAGATTTGAGAACAAATCCAAAAAATTTATCAAGAAGCCACATAATTGATTCAAATAGTAATGGGTTATTAGTAGGTCCATTTAATGTGGACTCAGGCGTAACAATAACAGTTAATGGGACATTGATGGTAGTATGAGCGATATAAAAGTAGCAACCGTAAAAACAGACACTATTACAAACCAAGCAGGTACTCAGACTCTTGCCAATCCTGCTGAAGTTAATAGTGTAATAGAAACATTTTATTATTCACTACTAGCCAATGGTTCTGGTGAAAATCTTGCTACTAATGGAGTCTTAGATTTAGGTTGGACTAGAAGATCAAAGTCTTTTCAATATGCAGAAAAAAATAGTGGCATGAGTGTAAATAGTAATGGTATTTGGACTTTTCCATCTACCGGTACTTGGAATGCAACTCTGGTTTTACGTTATAAGAGTTCAGATGCTAGTACATATACTAGTTCTCGACTAAAAACTACAACTAACAACAGCGATTATGCTTCAACAAAGGTATCTTACACAAATAATAGTGGAGCTAATAGATACAATCACAGTATACTAACTCAGTATATGAATGTAACAGATACAACAAATCAAAAACTTTTTTATGACATAGAAACCCATCAAACGATAATGATTCAAGGAGGTAGTGGCATATCCTCTACCGAAGTAACCTTTATAAAATTATGTGCGTCAGTATAGGATAAAAGATGACAAGTACAATAGGCGTAAAAAAAATACAGTATCCAAACGGAACTAACTCTATTACGATTGATAGTAGTGGAAGCGCAGCTATTACTACGGCTAATATTACTACGGCCGCGATCACTACGGCTAACGTTACGAATGTAACTGCAACCGGTACAGTAAATACGCCATCGATAAATGGTGGTCAGATTGGTGGCAGGCGTAATCTAGTGATTAATGGTGCGATGCAAGTGGCACAAAGAAATACAACACAAGCTAGTATTGGTGGAAATACAAATTATTGGACAGTAGATAGACATAAACTTTATGCTCCAAATACTGCTGGTCGTTTAACTATGACACAAGACACAGATACACCAGATGGTTTTGGAGACTCTATAAAGTTTGATTGTACTACAGCAGATACCTCTATTGCTGCTAATGAATATATGTTATTAGAACAAAGTTTTGAAGGTGAAAGTTTACAGCTATTCAAAAAAGGCACATCTAATGCAGAACAAATAACTGTATCTTTTTATATGAAAACAAATAAAGCCTTTACTTTTATGTGTGAGTTAAATGATTTTGATAACAATAGAGTAAATACACAACGCTTTACAACCTCTACAAGTTGGACTCGTCATATTTTAACATTTGCAGCAGATACTGCTGGAGCTTTAGATAATAATACTGATAGGTCTTTTGGTTTAGGTATTTGGATGCACGCAGGTTCTAACTTTACTGGAGGAACTTATGTTGCAAATGCATGGCAATCAAGGTCAGCAAGTGATAACATGAGGGCAGTTGGCATTGGTTCTTTTTTTGATAGTACTGACAACTTAGTTAGAATTACTGGCTTACAAATGGAAGTTGGCACAGCGGCTACATCATTTGAACATAGATCAGTTGGGGAAGAACTAGCTTTGTGTCAAAGGTATTATCAAGACCCTAAGATAACTGCTTCCAGCTATATATGGCTTCACCCTATTACTACTAGTGGTACAAGTCATTTTAGGCGAGGAAGTTTTCTTTTACCTACGCCTATGAGAGCAAGTCCTACTGTTACTCTTACTATGGCTACAGGCGGTAGTTTTGTAAATGGTGCACCTACTACAGAAGGCAATGATCAAAGAAACAAACTTGGGCTTAATGGGGATACTAGTGCTGCAAATTATTATACCTCTGTCAATAGTTTAAAATTAGATGCAGAATTATAGGAGATTTAAATGAACTTTGAAAATGCAAAATATTATAAAAAGGTATTTCCTCATAATGTAAATGAACTTCAAAAT